GTAAGAGAGGTTGTGACCGTAACGGCAGCAGGGAGTCCAATTGTTACTGCTGCGGTTTCTGAACCCGATCCGCTTACATCTACCTCATTGGCGGTTCCTGCTACCGTGGCAATGTAATTGCCTGTCGAATCCGTGCCCAAGGCGACAGAATCGGCAGCGATTGTTGCGGTAAGGGTTGCATTGGCCAAATCGGTAATCGTGACGTTGCCTGTGAGGTCACCACCCAAAGTGATTGTGAAATCATCGACGTTAAGGTCGATAGCACCATCACCGGCATCATCGTAAGTAGCGGTGATGCCGGTGTGGGTTCCATTGGTAGCGAGTTGTGCGCCAGATACATCTTGAACAGCCTCAGTAAAGTCTGTGACTGCCGTAGAGGGAATGGCGATTGTGGTGTTCGCCGCAGCAGTCAAACGTCCGTAGGCGTCAACTGTGTAGCCGGGAACTTGGGTGGCGCTGCCATAAGCCGCTGCGGTAACAGCCGTGACGTTTAGCGCAATGTCGATTGCTCCGTCGCCAGCATCGTCGTAGGCGGCGGTTAGGTGGGTGTGCGAACCGTTCGTGACGATCTGAGCGCCCGTAACGTCCTGAGTGGCTTCCGTGAAGTCCGTGACTGCCGTAGATGGGATGGCAATTGTCGTATTCGATGCTGCCGTCAACCGACCGTAAGTATCGACTGTGTAACCGGGTACTTGAGTCGCACTCCCGTAAGAGGCCGCAGAAGCGCCAGAAGCCGTAAGGGTAAGATCTATGGCTCCGTCGCCAGCATCGTCGTAAGTGGCATCAATCCCGGTATGCGAACCGTTGGTGGCTACTTGAGCGCCAACGGTATCCTCAATGTGTTCCGTGGCAGCACTCAGGTTTCCAGTCGTAACTACGGTACCCGTAACATTCGGCAGGGTGATCGTGCGATCCGCCGTCGGATCTGTAATCGCTAGAGTTGTCTCATAATCGTCAGCGGTAGCGCCTTCAAATACCAGCGGAGAAGCCCCAGCGACCGTGCCGCTAAGAGTTGTGATCCCAGTGAAGGTTGCGTTTACGGCACTTACATCTGCCGTAATGGTGAGATCATTTCCGATGGTCACATCGTCAGGCAGACCAACAGTAACGGCTGCTGTCTCTGAACCGGAGCCAGAAACCTCAACCTCGTTAGCAGTACCAGTAACAGTGGCAAGATAGTTGCCCGTGGTATCAGTCCCAAGAGCAATCGAATCGGCTTGGATTGTCGTAGCGAGCGTTGCATTGGCCAAATCAGTAATGGTTACGCTGCCCCCGATATCACCAGACAAAGTAATTGTGAAATCATCGACGTTAAGGTCAATCGCCCCATCGCCAGCATCGTCATAGGTCGCTGCGATACCAGAATGAGTACCGTTCGTAACCAACTGCCCTGCAACAACGTCCTGTGTCGCTTCGGTGAAATCTGTAACTGCCGTAGATGGGATAGCAATGGTTGTATTTGCAGCAGCAGTCAAACGACCGTAAGCATCGACGGTGTAACCGGGAACTGCCGTGGCACTGCCGTAAGCGGCTGCCGTAACAGCCGTAGTCGCAAGATCAATGTCATCGGCATTTACCACGATGCGGGCAGCACCGGCTGTTCCAACATTGACTGTGTTACCCGTGATACTGACACCGGTACCGGCGACGAACGCCTGAGTTCCAGTGAACTGTGTGAAATCAACGTCGTGTGTTCCGACTGTATGCGGATCACTGGTTGAAGTGACTACAAATCCTTGACCGCCGTTGGCAGACCCTGCCAGAACGTAAACGGCTTCGCCCGCTTTGATCTCACCAGTTGGTGCGCCATCAAAGTCGGTGGCCCTCGTAAGCACCCATACAGCAGAACCTGACACACCCTGAGCGGTTACATCATAAATACCGTTGTGGGCAGCGGTTGCCTGATCCTGAACAAGAACCCGATTTCCGGTAGTTGCGTTTGCACCGTCGATGACGAGACGAACCTGTGTCGCTGTAGTCAGGGTTGCCCCTACTCCCGCAGTTCCATTGTCGTAGGTCGGAGTGTTCGGCAATACCGCAGCAGAGGCGTAGTTGACGGCCTCATGCCAATCAAGACCAGCGATGGCGTTATCGACGTAAGCCTTGGTTGCAGCATGTGTCGCGTTGGCGACCGCACTAGAGATTGTGACCGACCCGAAGGTGGGAGTATCTGACGCGCCTACGGCTTGTCCGATGGCAACGGTCGGGGTTGCAGTTTCTCCACTGTTGTTAGTGAGAGTTACACCAGTGCCAGCAACGAGGCTGGCGGTGTAGTCACCGGTCGTGTCCGTACCTAAGGCAACTGAGTTCGCTTGGATTGTTGCAGTAAGAGTTGCATCGGCAAGGTCGGTGATCGTGGCACTACCACCGAGATCACCAGCGAGAGTGATCGTGAAGTCATCGACATTGAGGTCGATGGCCCCATCGCCAGCGTCGTCATAGGTCGCAGCGATTCCTGAATGAGTACCGTTGGTAACCAACTGGGCAGCGACAGTGTCTTCAATGTGCTCTGTGGCGGCACTCAGATTTCCAGTCGTGACCACGGTTCCATCAATATTCGGGAATGTGATGGTGCGATCTGCCGTCGGATCTGTAACCGTCAGAGTGGTTTCAAAATCGTCAGCGGTAGCGCCTTCAAGGACGATAGATGCACCGGAAACATTAATCAGAGGAGTTGTGAGAGAAGTCGTAACAGTTACGTCGCTAGGCAGCCCGATGGTTACGGCAGCCGTTTCTGAACCGGACCCGGAAACCTCAACCTCGTTGGTAGTACCTGCAACGGTGGCGATGTAGTTGCCGGTGGTGTCGGTTCCCAACTCTGTCGCATCCGCGACGATGGTCGCAGTCAGCGTTACGTCGGCAAGGTTGGTAACGGTCGTGCTACCGCTCAGATCGCCAGCCAAGGTGATCGAAAAGTCATCGACATTTAGATCAATGGCACCGTCGCCAGCGTCATCATAGGTAGCACTAATTCCACTGTGCGATCCGTTGGTAACGAACTGAGCGCCAACAATGTCTTCAACACTCTCAGTATTGGCTTCCCATGAGACACCACCAGCAGCACTGCTGTCGGCAACGAGGTGCTGCCCATCGCTTCCTACGGCGAGTATCCCAGCCGTATTATCTGCCGTACCGACAACGAGATCGCCTTTAGCGTCGATCAGGTGCTTGCTGATATCACCCAAACCGCCATAATCAAGAGAGGTCCATGCGGTTGATCCGTCGCCAATCTTGTACTTCTCGTTATCGGATTCATACCCGATTTCCCCGACAGCCATCGTGGGGTTATTAGAAGTCCAGTTCGCTGCCGTGTCTCTACGAAATTGAATGATTGCTGCCATAACTATCCCCTAGTTCCCTGTGGAATCATTGCCATCAGCATCGATGTGATAGCGAACCCAAGCGGCAGAAGTTCCACCGTCCGCAACCGTGGTTGACTGCGAAACGACTTCCGTCCATGTTCCACTAGACCTGTAATAAAACTGATTGTTCGTTGTATCTATTGCAATGGTCCCATCGGCAGAAGCAGCCGAAGGCGCTCCGTCGCTGGTCAAATTGATTACACCAGCAACAGCCTGAAAAGCATCATCAGTTTTTAAAGTATTAGCAGCAGAACGATAAAGAGTCGTGTCGCCAGTCGCGGAACCTGATCCCCAAGTGATTTTTCCGCCAGCGTCAATCTTGACCCGTGCCTCAGAATCTAAATCAACCTTTACTCCCAACGCCTGCGTAGACGCGGCAGCAAGTTCCTCAAGAACTATGCCGGTTTTAAATTTCTGAGCCACGGCCTCAACCGCTTTCTATCCTGAACCCCTCAGGGTTACTGTTTAACCTGTAACTACCACTCTGTATGCACTGCTCGCTGGAGCAGTAGAGAACGACACAGTGCAAGTGTCTGTGTCAGTCCTTACAACATCAGTAATCACTGTGTCATAAGAAGAATTGTCATACACCTGAACCGACACATCGCGAGTACCTAAACCATGTGTAATAACGAACGATGTAGCCGAAGCATTGCCAACACTTTGAGCCACAATCCGGCCCAAAACTGGAGCAATGGTGCTTCGTGAAGAACCCGAACTATCCCCAATAGCCAAGAAGGCGTTGCTTCGGGCTAGAGCAGACGTTGTAGTGCCAGTACCACCATTGGCGATAGGCAAAGTTCCAGTTACGCCACCTGAACCACTTCCTGCCAAATCGGAGGCATCAGCGGAAAGAACACCGGAAGTAAAGGTAATACCGGTACCAGCGATATCAGACTTGATCGCCAAACCACTACTCGTTGTGGTTAGACCAGAAATACCAGAATTAAGTTTGATTTGAAGACTGTCAGAGGAAGTCTCAATACCTCCAGCGGCAATCACGTTGATCGACAAAACACCACTTGCAATTGCAAGACCGTCGCCCGCAGCCGTGGTCGAAATCGAAAGAACACCACTTGAGTATGTAATCCCGTCCCCAGCAGTGGTACTAGCGAGAGCAACATCGTTAGCGTTGACCGTGATGCCATCCCCGGCGACCACATTGAGAGTGTCGCCACTCTTAGTTAGACCAGCACCAGCGTCGATTTGGCCAGCACCTGAGAATTGTGAGAAAACCAGATCATCGGTGCCGATCGTGTAAGACCCGCCACCCGTCTTGGCTTGAAGCACATAACCCCGGTTGGCATTCGCCGTGCCTCGTTCTACGAAGAAGAAAGCACCAGCCGTAGCCTCTGCCGAAGTATCAAAATCTGTGGCTCGTGTTGGAGCGCCAGAAGCGTTTACCGTATAAACACCATTTTCAGAAGCGTCAGCCTGATCTTTAAGCAGAACCCTGTTTCCTGTTGCGAGAGTAATCCCGTCAATGGCGTCACCGTTCTCAAAACCACTAGCAAGGGTTCCCGCAGCCGTTGTAGCAACAACAACTGATTCTTTTGGATCTAAACCAGCGGCACGATCATCGACATAACCCTTATTGGCTGCATCAGCGGCATCAGTTGGTGCCGCCAAGCCAGTAACTTTCGTAACATTGACAGCATTGCTGCCATCACGCTTCATAATCGTAGAAGCGGTATCAGCCTCAGTAGCGTTGTTGACTAGCGTATAATGCGCTGTGGGCATAAGCCCGTCAGTGGAACCATTGGCATTAGCAACGGCTATCGCCGGAGCACCCGTCGATCCGGAAGTAACAGTAAGTGCTGTAGTCCCAGAAGAAACCCCAGTTACAATCTGTTTCCACGCAGAACCGTTATAAAGTTTGAGAATATTGTTGGTTGAATCATAAATCGTCCAACCTTCGAACTCTCCGGAACCGGGATCGCCAGCAGAGAACTGCAACTTCGCGTTCTGAAGTTCGTTCTGGTTTAGATTTAGATTAGTAACAAACTTTTGTGCCATGTCAACCCCGGAACTACGTCAAATAAGCCGATCCTGAAAATGCCGCAGAAAACGTCACAGTAACCTGCGTATCTGAGTTGTATTGTACATCACCTACCACGACTGTACCGGTAGAATCTACAACAGTTACCGAAGGGCGACCACCTAAAGTGTGTACAACCGTCCAAGTCGTTGCTGCCGATCCTTGCGTATGAATATACCGATCGGCCCCAGTCAACGTAATGTACGTTGCAGGCCATGCTCCACTTGCTTTTGGACCGTATAAACGAGCCTCCCCGCTTGCAGCAATCTGCCAGATATACCAATTTCCATCAGCCCCAGTAAGAACAGCAGGTGCCGTAACACCAGTCAACAGCCCGCCCTGTTGACCACCAGCAGTAGCGAGAACCTTCACATAAATTTTGTTTGGGGCAGCGGCAGATGTAGTAACAATATTACGCGATTCCTCTGCCGTAATATTATTTAAAACTTCTGCAACGTATACCGTATAATCACTCATGTCGTTACATTCTCATCAAGATTAAAAAGACCTTGCAATAATCTTTCCACTACAGCAGTAGCACCAATCAACTCTAAATCATATATGCCACTGAACTGTAGCGCCGCAGTATCCGCAGCACTTATCGTCAAACTCACCGTTCCCGTATCCGGGTTAATCACAATCCGACCATTCTCCGTGGTCAATTCAATTAAAGCAGCGGACGCTGCTAAATCCTTACGCACCTGCATACGGGCCGTATAGCCCGCCAAAGTACGAATACTGTCATCAAAATTCGTTACCTCTACCTCACGAGTGAAAGTAGCGCCTTGTTCACAAGTAAAATTATAGATACCGGCAGGCATTTAAAGACCTCATTAAAGATAGTTTGGAAAATCTACTCTGTGCCTTCACAGATCTCCCCTTTAAACAGTGTACATCATTCATTAGTTATATCTGGGTTAAAGTTGGGGTTATAAAACTGGTCATCAAAAAACCGTTCCCCATATTGCAACAACCCATAAACCGCCCACGGTGTAGCAGTGGGACTCGTGGAAACAAGCAGGGTGTTTCCTTCATCTGTCATAACCTCTGCGATCACAACATAGTCCTTGACAACGGCGGGGAGACCCTCGCCCATTTTGTCAGCAATCTCTATATCAACGATTTGCTTGCAAGGATCATCAGGTTCGTCTGTCATGAATAGATGTTACTCCATCTCTTAAAGATCAGCGTCAGTAACTCTTTGATGTTTACGATAGAGACCCTTCATGGAGAACTTACTTATCGACCCATGGTTTTGACCCCGTGCATTTCCATCTCTAAACATCCCTGCATCACCAAGAATTATGTCTTTGATTTGATCGTTGCGTTTAAAAGGAATTAGATGATAGATCGGAGTACCCGCCTTGATTACAAAGGTTTCATCAGTCATCACCCGTAAAACGACATGCATACTGTGGTAATAATCTGAATGAACCACTCCCGGTAGCACTTGATATCTGGGATCAGGCTCATAGGCGACAGGCAGACAAAGCATTGAATAGCCGGGAGCAGTTTTAAACAAAAATGGGTTAACGATTTTAGGCCAATGTGCTTTAGGCCGATCCCTGTCATCATTGATGGGGCAACCGCGAGTGGCCTTATAGGGAAATCCCTCCACACGGAAAGCCCTGTCGCTGGTTTCGGCCATCACATCTTCTGCACCCATCGGGCCGACCCGAATATCACACCACAACGGAACCGTTAGCCCCTGAGTTAAATACTCTTGAATACCCTTGCAACTATTGATAGTGCCGGGTTCCAAAATTTCTTCGTTCTTGAACCATTCCGGCCACCCGGAACCATTCACATACGGAGGAAATTCCAACAGTCGATTGTCACTCGGGACGACAAGGACTTCTCCGGGTTTGACCTTTGGCCAATCCCCGTAATATCTAATTTTGTGTAAGTTCTTTAAGCGTTTCAGCATGATCTTTCACCGGTTGAGAATTTCGCGATTCACGCAAATTCCATAAGTAGTTATCGGTCACATCGTTCAAACCTAACGCATCAATCGAATCTTGTGCTGCTTTTCGACTAATCACTCCCTGCCCTTGCCCCACATAATAGAAATGTGGAAAGCCAAACAAATTCCACATCCCGTGGACATCCGACTCCACAGGCGCTCTTTCAGCCCAAACACCTAACAAGTGTTCCAACTCTTCCGGCATCGGCATTTCCTGCTGTGCAATCCAGAATGGGGAATCATCACGATCCGATATGTAATGCAACCTGATCATGCTAAGAATGTTCAACATCATCTTTTCAAACGTGTGGTTGTATTCCTTCGCCACCCATGTGTGACCTTTCCGAAAAGACGCCAATGGTGCTATTAAAGCAAAACATTGATTAATCGTAGTTCCGATAGAAGTCGCTTCCAGCGGTTCAACAAATGAACCAGACAGTCCGATTGCAACACAGTTACCTACCCACGCTTTTTCTAAATAGCCGGGATCGAACTTGAATTGTTTGAAGTCCGATAGTTGGTCGTCCAACAATTCTTCCATTTCATGAACTGCTTCCCCTTCTGAGCAGTGTTGAGAAGAATAGACGTAACCATTTCCTCGTTCTATCTGCGTGGGGATCTCCCAAGCCCAGCCCGATTTCATCGCTCGCGAACGGGTATAGGGTCTGATTTGTCCGCTTTCATCTGGTGGGGTTCGGAAAGCAATAGCAGAATCGGTCAATAGATACTTTCCAAACGAATTCCATTTCTCATCCGGCAAACGCGACATGAGAACTCTATTGAACCCAGATGCATCAATCCAAAAGTCGGAAGTGAGTTTTTCTCCGTCTGCGAGTTCGACACTCCCAACCCACTCTTCCGAAACGTTGACTTTTTTGACTTCTCCATCAACGAACTTGATTCCTCGTGCCTTTGCTTTAGAAACAAAGAAATCGTTAAGTTCTTGAGTGTCAAAATGAAACTGGTTCACACCACGGTGGGGATAGACCGCCTGTACTTTGTTCTCCCGTATCCCCAAAGGAGAAATAGCATCTGTCATCAATGTTCCATTGACGATCAATTTCGCATAGGCAGCATTGAAATTAAATACGAATGGGGGATTATCAGGTAACCCGGAAATTGAATGAAAATAATCTGGAGTGTGATTTGTCCAGTCTTCAAACCGGATACCTTTTTTATGAGTTCCCAAAGTCGCTATCAACAACTCAGCGACAGGAATCTCCACAAAGTTCATAAAACTCAACCAATGTTCAGTTGAGCCTTCCCCCACCCCAATAGTGCCAATCTTGTCAGATTTGACAACTGTTATCTCATAATCAGCAAACGCACGACGTAGCACTAGGGCGCAAACTAAACCTGCGTTCCCGCCACCAACGATTGTTACGCACCTACGCGCAAGATTGGTTCCTTGCATTTACCTAAACCAAGTTACAAGAGAATATTTTGTTCCTTTTTCCACCGGGTGAGCAATATGGGCATAAGGGAAATTGGAAGGAAACAACGCTACTGTCCCCGCTGTAGGTTCAATCGTCACTTTCTGGTGAGGGAATTCCAATTGACCACCCTCAAAATCATCATTTAAGAAAAGCACCATACTCAACGCTCTCGAATTTTGAGCATGATGATCATGATGGATTCGATACTCTGCCTTGTTTTGATAACGGATAGCCCTAAATCCCTCATCAGCACACAATGAGAGATCATAAACTCGTCTGAAATTATTAACCAACTGATCTAATGCCGCTTGAAATTCTTCCATTTCCTGCTGCAAAGCATCAAAATCAGGATCATTGAAATCCACATGGGCGAAACAACCCAACTCAGACTCAACGCTGCTCCTATGCTCATTCGCACCTTGATGATCTCCAACACCCGTCCGTGAACGAGTCCACGCTGTAGGGGAGTACTCCAATTCAGCCGCTTCGTTTATTAGCGCCAGCAACTTTGGGGCGTTCTCGTACCATCCTTCGTGGACGAACATCCCCGGTGCTGGGTTTAAAAGTGTGTCGGATGACATGGAAACTCCTTCGTATTAGTAGCACTTACAACTTTATGACTTGCATCTCTTTTCAATTCCACAAACATATTACCGCCTACCCAAGGGGCACGCGGCCACAGCCATTCGTCGGGAGCGGCTCGTGGAAGTCTTCTGAAATCTCCTTGATTGAATACAGTCAAGTTCGCTATCCGATTCCCGGCAAGTACTGTTTCCACCCCGTGTGCATACAGGTAGTTGGCTGGATACATCATCGTGTCGCCCCTTTGGGGGGCGTATTCAATGTCCAGATAAGGCAAATACACTTCCCCTCCCGTGTATTCGTAAGGGCCGGGATTGTCGTGTTCCACATAGTTGCTGAAAAAAGTGATGCAAACAAGTAAACGAGTAGGTGCCACAGGATCGGTGTACTCAGAGCGTAGGGCTTTGATCGTTCCGGGGGTGTTATCTGAATGCGCCCCCATTTTGGCACCCGAAACATAATTCAATAACCTGTGGGCTTCCTGCCATTGAAGATCATTAAACAAACATGGATACAGGTTTCCGTATTCGACAAGACATTCTAAATATACGTCTTGAAGATCAAGCATAAAGGCATCGTAAGGATCGTCTTTGTCCCAATCATCACCATTGGGTGTGTGCGAAACACGCATCGGCAAATTTCTGTTTTCGTAGTACTTTCGTTTTTCTGGGTCTTGTCTGCCGTCGTCACGCCACTCGCTGCCGCGTTCTACCCTGTAACGATGATCCCACATTTCTGGAATAAACGCATCTTCGTATTCGATGCTGTTGTGCCAAACAGTTACACCGGGAGCAATGATTTCTAAATCCATAATCAGTCCGCGTAAACATAGACAGTATCGGTGTTCAACTCTTTACCATCTCTAGTTACCGTGAACCGATATTTACCAATCTTTTCAAAAGTTATGATCCATCTGGCTCTTGATGCCTCAACCCATTGAGGTTCAAGGTTTTCAAATAGAACTTCCTTAGAACGAACATTCTCAACTTTAAATTTCAAAGACCCTTTTCTTAAATCGTCATGCTCGTGGACCATTAGAAAAACAGCCACCGTGCCAGCGACAAAATCATCTTGACTGCGTTCCACATGTGATATTTCCGGCAGTTTCACAATGTCTGCCGTTTCAGGGAACACGAAATCAGGGTAATCGGTTTTTAATCTTTCCGAAATCCCATGAATTATTGGAAGTTGCCACAAAGTAGCCTCTTTGACGTAAGGCTCTGTATCTTCTTCCACTGGAACATAAAATAAAGTCTTCATTTAAATATTGGCAGTATCTAGGGCAATCAGTCTGCCATTAACTCCTGTGTTTAAAGAATAACTCGGTGTGCCCGCTTTTCTGGTGACCACAATCAAAACTCCGCCACCTCCACGACCGCCACGTTGCCCTGTATAACCTGTTCCCCCCGCTCCACCTGTGTAGACCCCAGCAGGAGTGTGGTTGGGAACGGAAGGATTGGCACCGGTATGCGAACCGGGATTGCCCGGAGTTGTATGCGACGTTCCATGATGGTTCGTAGTGGAATCGTGAACTCCGGAGTTACCCGCCGTCACGCCTAAAGTATGATTGGTCAAAATGTTCAGGTTGCCGCCTGTACTTGCGTGGGCAATTTCCATGTTCGTATTGAAATTGGCATACGGGTTGCCCGGATTGACGTTACCCGGCTGATAAGTATGGTTTGTAGGGTTGTGGTTACCTGAATGGTGTCCACTGGGACTTGGATCGTTATGAACCGGAGGGTTTTGAGTGCCGGGAATGGGAATGTGTTGACCGGGGTTATGACCGGGATTGTTCACACCTGACGGACCCGGACTTAAAGCCTCATGATGATTGGTGTGATGATTCACCGGATTCGTGTTGCCCGGAGATGTCCCCGCAGTGTGAAAATAAGTCGGATCGTTTGACCAAGGGTTACCCGGACTCACACCAGAACCGTGGCCCGTTCCATGAACATCAGCGTTTGTGAAGTTGTGTGTATAAGGGTTGCCGGGAGTCACACTGTGATGAGAAGGGAAAGGACTATCAGGTGCAGGAGTACCTCCCGTACCTGCTGATCCGGTAACACCTCCACCGCCTTCAGAATAGATGCCACCCGCACCAGAAATAACGCGAGCAGAAACCATAACTACCCCGCCGCCACGGCCTCCCGTTCCGCCTGAACCGCCAGTTCCTGCCGTACCGCGTCCACCGGGAACACCCACAGTGCCCGAATCCGATGGATGCTGACCTGCCGTACCCGTACCATCAACGCCATCCGCTCCCGTACCTCCGCCTGCTCCGCCTTTTACACGAAAGAAGTTGGACCCACGCTGCTTATAAGAGTTGATGGCATCCCGCAAATCAAAGAAATCGTTAGATGACACACCGACAGAACTATTGACTGCCCCTGAACCCGAAAAGGTGTAACCCGGAACGTAACCATCTGGTTCACCGGCACCACCCAAACCATCAGTAATACTCGTGCCAATTCCTACGGTCCCCGCCAAGGAACCCGTAGTGACACTTGCAACTGCTTCTTTAACACCAATATCACCAGTTAGAGTCAAAGTGTTCTTAACGAATACTCTAAAACCATTAGGGTTCAGCGTTGCACCAGTATTAACAGTCAAATTGCCGTAATACATATCTTCCGTAAGAGAAGTATCTGAAGTGATTGTCACATCACCATCATCTCCACTACCGAAAATCAACTCTCCATCAAATTGGAGATCGCCAAATTCGTCCTCAGGCAGCATTTCGACTGCATAAGGAAGTAGATCCTTATCTCTACGAACACCCTGATCGTATTTCGGATCAGCCATCAGTCCGCCTCTAAGAAGTAAGCATTCCCCGCAGAACCGGTGCCTGCACCAGCCGCGCTAAGGGTATAAGAATGACTTTTATCTGAAGAAATCAAAAACAGAACACCGCCACCAGCATCACCTGACGCCGTAGCCGAGATATTTCCATTTCCGAACAGATAACGAGCACAAACGATTACTACACCGCCCCCATAATTTGTTCCATCGCCCGCTCCACCTTTCAAGAGATTAATAGTTCCCGTAGCGGGATCAAACGAATAGCCATCAACAGCGTTTAACGGATTCTTGTACCATTTCGTTCCGCCCAAAGCGGCAGTAGGAGCCGTCACTGTGTGACTTGTCGATGCCCCACCTAAAGAGTTGGTTACAGCAGCAGATTGTGAACCGATACCCAAAGAACCCTGAGCCGCAGGGCCAGCCGTCATTCCAATCGTTCCATTCAAATACAAGTTTCGTTGAACAAACACGCGATAACCCGCAGTGTTCAAAGTTTTCGCCGCATCAACGGTAAGATCTAAATAGTATTTATCTTCTGTAAGAGTTGTATTCGCGCTAATAGTTGCAGAAGCATCCTCCCCACTTCCAAAGATATGGGAAGGAGAATCATAAAAATCCGCAAGAGCATCGGGAGCGCCGAGCCTGACCAGCCGCCCCATGATTACGTCTCCTGTATGCCAGAAGAATGAATCGTGATTGCCGCAGCGACGCTTGCCAAACCTTGCAGAGTTGCACCAGTCTCCATGACAGACGACAAGTTAACAAACATTGTTGATGTCGCATCAACGGTCATGTCGTACAACAAGGCATTTGCAACACCCGCAGTACCACCATTGGGCACGACATACAACTGCACCGTCCTGTTGTTCGCAGAAACATTGCACAAAGTGATTTGCTTCAAAATTGCTGTAGTTGAAGCAGGCACCGTATACAAAGTAGAGATTGAGTTCCCTAACTGTGATGGGTCGTGTAATTTAGTTTGAGTCATTGCCATTAGACCATAACCTCCATGTGGAACATAGTTTCTACGTCATGAACCTTGACGTTATTAGTTGTTAAATTCGTATCTGTTGCATAACCATATGCCAAAATCTTATCCTCAATAGCAGCAGAGGTCATGATAGAAGTATCATTATTAGCAAACGATTCGGCTGAAGCCTGAACTGCCGCTATTCCAATGCTGTCAAGAGTTAGTGTCCCCGTAAGAGTGATATCGTTAGGAAGTCCGACAGTCACAGCACCGGATACCGTTGAAACCTCCACTTCGTTAGAAGTTCCCGCAACGGTTAAAACGGCATCTGCCCAAGCCAAACCTGTGCTTTCACCGGAATCTGCTTTCAAAACCTTACCATTTGCACCTGCCGCCAAACGAGTAACAACATTTGCTCCCGTAGCAGCGAATAGGTCACCTTTCGTGGTGACCGCCGACGCCCTAACTTCTGTACCGTCGTTAAGGGTTACCCAAGCAGTTTCACCAGAAGAATAAACTTTTAAGGTGTTCGCCGTGGAGTTGTAATGGAAAAACCCGCTTTTAGTACCTGCTTCAGCACCAGTACTTTCAGACCATCCAGCAGCATTCGTATTCAGATCACTGAACGCGTCGTTAAACTGGACGCGACTGAACGCGTCAAGACTGGCCGACCAATTCGGCAAAGACAAAAATCTAGTTCCGTAAGTTATAGCCATACCGTTGTACTCCCATAGTAATCTTACACTTTAAGTAGGCAATGTCTGACGCACTCTCTCCATATCTGCGACAGATAATGCTTCTTTAAACAATGCCATATGATTGAACTGCCACCCCGGCTCGTTGTCCGTATGGAAAACAATATTTGAAGCGGGAGTACCAGTCTGAGTATTTAATCCACTCAGCGTGGTATCCGCAGCATTTGCTACCAACGTACCATTTGCATACAAATAAATCTTCCCACCCGATACGTCACGAACAAAACCTATATGGTTCCATTGTCCGATACGGGAAGTATCATTCCAAGTCACAGAACTAGTATTTCTAGCAGTATCTGAAGAGTCGTATTTGTCATTCACATAACAAGTCACACCACTACCGGTGAACTTGAGTTGCACATTATTGTGCTTGAATACCCAATTGTCATTACCGCTGTCAGTTTTGAACCTTCGATAATGCAAAGAAAAAGAGATATCATCAGCAAGCCCAACACCGAGATTAGGAGCCAATCCCGCCCCTTCTCTATTGGTTTGAATCAAATCTCTATCAACGATTGAGGAAAACTCATAATCGTCTGACGATTCCCAAGCCCGGTTGATAGTCCACGTTCCGCTTGCAGAATCGGTTCCGGTACTAGTCGTGATCGTATGTGTCGTAATGACGCTGGGTAAGAATGTATAAGTTTTGGTTCCCACCACTGCGATTGATTTAATCTGTTTACCACCGTAAGTCGCAGCAGTCCAAGTGAATGTAGTTGCAGTACCACTTCCCGTGGCAGTAGTTCCATCAGTGTAGGTCGCTGTCCAATTGTAAGAATCGGAATCCATTCCTGAAACTACAAGACTGTCACCAGCACTACTCTGATTCCCAAGATACAAATAGTCGGTTCCCGTGTGCGGCAGTCCGATCCAATTTGACAGAGGGACAGGAGAGGCTTCGTAAGTAATATTAAACTGACAAGTATTAGCATCTTTGTTAAGTGTTGAATCTTGATCAAAATCGTCTATGCCGTCATAAAGTTCCGTGATAACGCTGGCTGATGTTCCGGTCGTTCCCGTGTAAGTAGTCAGATTCAAATCTGCAACAGAAGACAATAAGAACCCAGAATATTGACTGTCCAACGCTCCATCATTGACGATTCCCCTATAGCCGACAATCCCATTACCATTATGAGCAACCTTGAAGAAGACGCTCGCTAAGGAATTATCATAAACATTTGGAGATGCCAAAGACACTGAGTTGATCAAATAAGTTGTCGGATGACAAACATCAATCATTGATGGACCAACATAGAACTTAGTTGTAGAAGCAGTCACCGAGATGCGTATCCAACGATCTCCTACAGTAGTGAAATCGTATTCAACAGGATCACTCGCAGCAGCGTAAGCGGTAGAAGCAGCGGAACCTGAAGCACCGGTTAGATACTTCAAAACTCCAGTTTCGTCAACCACGCAAGCCCTATAATTGGCATTTCCAGACGTACCCTGTTCAAATAAAACAGTGTCTGCACTGTTGCCATAACTGATATCACTTACATGAAAAATATAATCAACAGTCGTACCTGATAAACCAGTGTTTAACGCTGGCAAACTGATATGGGCACCTGACCCAGTTACTGAACTGGGGTAAAATCCGAATCCCCTGTTGTAACGTGCCCCCGCAATAACCCCGTACTGCGAAGCCTTTGGATCAGAAATACCGCTATTCACTAGACAGAGATGACGACCAGAACCAGTTTGATCTGGAATCGCAGGTGCGGCATTGCTTCCAAAACGAAAAACCGTTTTGTCATCAGCAGATACCGCAGAACCCGGAACGTTCTTTTCTAAAAACACTTTAGGTTCGTAAGCGAACTCCCCTGCATCGGCAGGACGAGAAGACTGACTTCCAAATACTCCCGACGATAAAGTCGGTGCCATTTCCAATTCAACACGAGTTCCCGCTGGATCAGGATCAACATCAGGATCAAAAATGTATTTGACCAAATGTGGAGATTCCCTATCCGGTGTTTTAATTCTGTGAAAATAACTAGCAGGTGTTTTCGTATCTAAGATGGTTCCAAGATAAGAACGCATCGCTGCTGGCTGACCGGCATTCAATCCATTGAAAGCATATTTGATTTGATTCCTGTAAGAATCAATATCTTCATAAACAGAAGACCTAGCAGCCACCCAAGTACAAGAATCATCACCTGATTCTCCATCAATCAAATCAATTTGTTGCCAAGTTGTACTATCCAGATCTGTGTCCCAACCCTGTAAAGAAATCCACATACTCAAACCCGTATACGGATTAATAAGTGTCACCCCGACTGTTTGAGCAAGCCAAGATAAATGTTCTTTTTTTGCTATTAGAGGATCAGTTAATTTAGATGTTTTTTCTACACCAGTGTTCGTGTCTTCAGCCCGAACATAAACCCAATCTCGTAAATCTTCACCAATAGTTATCCCATAAGCAAAAGCACTCGCCAAATACTTTTTGGTAACAAGTTTTTGCTCATTAGCACGACGTGTTGATGACTTCTCATCAGCATGACGAATGAACTCAGGCAACAATCTGTAAGTTGTGTTAATGGTCGGATTATTTAAAATTCCACTAGTTTTGATTGCTGAGATATCAGTAAGCAAAAACCCCTGACCACCCGCCGTTGCAGATTCAACGAAATACGAAACCCTCGCATAGTTCGCGCCGGTTGGAATCCAAAATCTAATTGCACTAGCAACATTTGGTACTTCCGGATTCCTGTACCCATATGGATACAGTTCCATTGTCATCGGTACAGATACCGGATTTTCCGTAGTAGCCGTATCGGGAGTCACAAACTTGTACTGATGCGTCTCATCTGTCGCGGTCCATTGACCCGAAACTTCTCTTTCTCCCACATAGTCCATTGCAGTTCCAACACTGCCAGAACTAACAGAAAAATATTCAACTTTTATTCTGAGCGTTTTCCCAGCGAGCAACGAACCTATGGTGAAAATACCTGAAACCTTGAATGACTCCGTCGCGTCCACAGCAAACAGGGGAGACACAACACCCAACTCCCCAGAACCATTTGCATAAATCAGAAAACCATCCGTTTGGACACTGCTATACAACGAAAGGGCTTGCGCTCCAATATCAGACATTTGCTTGATGGTCGCGTTAGTGGCACTGTATTTAATAGCATTAAAAATGCTACCGTCTATTTTAAGTAGATTCTTAGATATAATCGTATCCGGCATTTAACTTACCGTAACGCTAAACGTACTTGGATAAGTGAGTACTCCCAAGTGTGCAAATCGAATATCACCAGTTAAAGCACCATCACCCAAAGTCGAATTGCTACCCATCACTTCTGCTCTTTTAGAAATTCCAGTTTGAGCAAACGTCATTACCGTTGTCCCCAGAGTTCCTGCCGAATCACAAGTAAAACCTTTAGTACCATTCGTTGATCCTGCGGTACAGAAGATGAACTTATTAATACACATCTCATTCGTGGTATCAGCATCTATCGCACGAGTCAGTATCCAATTTGTCGAACCATCGCCAACAGTAGTAACCGTGTAGATACCGTTTTGTAAACCAGCGGACTGATTCTTAAGAAGAACTCGCTGCCCCACGGTCGGGCTTTGTCCATCGACAGTGAAAGCCGCCTGACTCCCACCGTTAGTTAAAGTCGCTCCCACACCCGGTTTGGCAGTATCCGCTCCAGCAGCATAAACAACCGTTCCAAGATCTGCCGTAGTAGCACAAACAACTTCCTCATCGGGGAGCGACAAAGTAACAGACTTCAAATAGTCAACGCCTGCGACCCCATCGATCAAACTGATTATTTCATTTGCTCTAACCACTTCCCCCCAATCCCATACATCCGGATCTAAATAAGTAGTTAACGCCGTTTGAATAGCAGTCTGAACTGTTCCTGCGGCAGCAGAGGTCTTTTTATATGCCTCTAAAGTCACACCGATTCCAATCAATTCCGCATTGGCTACCTCTAACGTGACGCCCGTTCCAGTCTTTCCTGAAATTGCCGTTTTGATCGTGGAGAGATCCGACGCCGTAACTATTGCATCGTTAACAAATTCACCGGCATTAACGTTCTGTCCAGCAACTGAAACCAGTATGTAACCCTTATGTTTTCCACCAGTATTTGATGTTCCACCAAAGGTCACAATATTTCTGTCTGAATACCGACGTAAGTTGTAAGCCTTTACCCTGTACACGCTTGCCGTGTAATTGGTGAGAATGAAAGTACGGATCTGCTCTTCTGTTGCTAACGAAGAAGAATAACTAGCCAACAGAGTAGTTCCACGAGTGAAATATTCTGCATCAGTCTCTGCGTTTAAACCACCAGCAGGTTTAGCATCGAATACCGTAGAACTGATATATGGAATTGTTGAAAGAACTTGGAGGGTCGCACCATTAGAAGGAGTATTGAATGTGGTACCGACTGATTGCGCCGTCACACCCAGCAGAGTTAGTTGATTTGCACCTGCGGCTACAGTCGCATCTACGTCTAGAAGATAGACATAAGCAGCACCATCTGTGCCATAACTAACAAATGGTGTTTCTTTTGGAATTGTGTAACCAGTTGTGTCTGTGAAATTTATAGTTATTGTTGCTTTTGCTTTCACACCATTCGAACGCGTGATCCCAGTTAGTTTCAATAATGTTTCCACTGTGGAAGCAGGCAGCCGATTCGCTGCATTAGAAAGATTCGCGGTCTGGTAGGCAACTGCTTCTAAAATAGTTGTTTCCAATTGGCCTACACGAGGTGTCCACTGTGGCAAAAGCGCACGAGCCTGAGTCACACCTTCTTCTAAGATGTTGGCGACAGTCGTGTCGTAAGGCGTCAGATCGACGTAAGTCGAAAAATCTGGTGAAACCATAACTTACCCCTTAAAATTAACTTCAATAGAGTCAACCGCCCCACGGCGTTTTATGACATCAATGTTGCTAACAACAATAGTAGTTCCATAGAACTGAGCAAACTCTTCTATTAATTCAGAACCATTAAAGTCACCAAACGTTGGATCGTCCGTACCGAAAGTCGGGAACAGAGGACGCTCCCCCTTATGAGTCGATACAAAGGCTTTTATCTGTTCAGCCTTATACTCATTCGACGTATCGCTCACCTTTATGAAATCTCCGTTTCCGGAGAAACCCAACGGAATAGATAGAACATCCATATAATCCCTACTTTAACATCAGTTACTCTAGGGGATTTTACCCTGTTCACAGCAGTGACAACGAAACAAACCTAGGAGAGAGGTTCATCTCCCCACATTTCACCCCAAGTACCCGGACCAACAATCCCGTCTCTAGTCAAACGATTGATCCGCTGAAACTGTCTAACTTTCCTTTTGGTTCCCCAACCAAAGATTCCATCAATCTTTCCACAATCAATACCTAAAGCACCTAAGCGCCGTTGCAGAACTTTTACCCGATCTGAACGTTCTTTTCTCCGAATCGGATTCGTTCTAATCTCAGCGGTAAGAGCAGCGAGATATCTCAACAACGCTCCCCAATCCACCACTGGTTCTTTCGTTTCTTCTTTAACCCCCACTCCAATCAAAGCAGGAGCGTCAAACCAATCGGATGAAGCACGAGGTTGGTGATGCCACCACTCTCCACTAACCGTGGGATGCATCCCATATTCTTTAGCAATATTATTGACTTCCCACTTCTTAATGCCATTACCACACAAACCAAAATCGACCGCGTAGCAAAATCCGTCGTCCTGTTCCATGTGCCAACTTCCACGCCAAATCCCAATACCATTTAAGGCTTTAGGTCCAAATCGTCTGTCGGGATTAGCGGCTAAATTAAATCCTGCCTTACGGCTCTTATAGCCATCATAAAAATATTTCTGTTTCGCATAAGTACGGCATCCACTAGTTATTTGGACTCGTCCAATGATGCGTGGATCATTAAAGAAGGCTTCTAACCTTTTCACAAAACGTGGATGAAGCAACGAGAGATCGACCCCTCGTTTAGTGGGGATAGACATTTCTTACCTTTGGCCGTGCAGGCCGGGTTGGCTATGTATTTCCCCTCTTCAACCATCTATAAGTATAGGTCTATCAACTCTCCAAGGCCGCAATGCGAACTTCTAATTCTTGAATCGCTTTAATGATAGGAGCGATCAGTTCGTTGTACCGGATTCCTTGGCGATAATGTTCTTCAACTGCTGGCATGGCAGGAGTTATTTCGTTTCCTTCTTCGTCTAATCCCGCCGGTTCCTCTGAACGCGCCTCAATGTGAGAGTTAGTCCACATTGCTGTAGTCGCCGCTGAACCACCTAAGACTGTTTCGACTTCTTGACCGATCAATCCGTGATGCGTTCGAACACCGGGTTCACCCTTGGAAGTTATCCATTTAAATGACACGGGCCGTAGAGATTTGATGAACTCTAACCCCAGAGCGGAGTCGGCAATATCGGTTTTGAATTGTTGATCAGATGTCTGAATAGTACCGTTGGTAGCATAAATGTCATCCCACCTGTAACTTGACCAACCCAAATCTCTGTTGTCGTCAGGATATGGATGAATGTTTCCAAGCCAGTATCCAAACTGACCTATATCCATCCAGTAATAACTAGAGCCATTGTCTTTGGGGTCAGTTCCACCGCTCTGGCCCTTCCATGCAAAAATAAGACGTTCCGTACCAGTACCATCGACGCTGTAACTGGGATAAATGAACAATCGCCGCATGTACTCCCCACTGGGGGTTCCATGTTTATTTCCACCGTAAATCGCAAAGAAAGCGTTAGTCCAATTCGCATTACTTGTGTGTTCCGTCGCATAGGAACCCCAAGCACCGCCATGGTAAAGAAGCCAATGATCAGTATTGAAATCATAGGCAAAGAGATCACCTGAAGTTTCTCCATTCACCCCAATAGCAGAACCACCGCCACCAAAGCCCGTCTTGTCGAACCTCATCGACGCACGACTAGAACCCACATAAGAAGTAGGTTCAACGTGCATCGTCACACCCCACTGCTCAGCCGCACCACCGAACCGATAAACACCCTCCGTCATATCATCATTGTTTTGATGACCAGCATTAAAGATAATTAGATCGTTCTCACGACCCTCGTTAAAACTCACCCAAACATCATCACCCACCGCTGGTGGCGGACCAACATACGGGTACGGTCCTGCGCCTTGATGCCCTAAACGCGGAACATCTACCTTGATCTCGTAAGGATCTACTTCCGTCGCCACAACTTCCGTGACTACGCCTTGATAAAAACCCGATATATCCCCCTGCTTCGAAGCAGGTTTATTGGGTGTTTTATATCCGGTCATTAGAAAAAGAACTTTCTATCCGCATCAGTAGCCTGTGACGTGCCTGAACCATCACTAGGCTCCACCGCCCCAACCCTTGATTCGAGTTTAGCCCAAGACGAAGCAAAGCCTGTCATATCAACTTTTTCCCATTCCACATGACGCCTCGTTGTTGGTGCCGCCACTATCAAGACGGCCCAATCATCTGTATTAATTATGCCGTCAACATCATAAGTCGTGATTTCACTTAACTCTCCGAAGAAATGCCGGTCAGCCGGATCAGCGTCCGACACCTTGCTAGTAGTCGCAATACCAAGTTTATTCTTGCGTTGCCAAACCATGACAGCATTCTTCGTTATTTGCCCAAATATTCCGTCTTGTTCACTCTCCGGCAAGCCAATAGCCATTTGCAACCGCTTCACATCAGTTCCTACATCACCCTCTTGAAGCGTTCGAGAACCAAAAGGAATCACACCACGACCAACAGAAGAATCTGCAACCGTATCGTCCGTTTCTGTCAAAGTTCTTGCACTAACCGAAACCGGTTCGCTGGTTCCTTCACCCCATTTCACATCAGTAATCATATGGACACGCGTTGCCCCCACGTTTTCATATGTATCAGGATCGGCACCCGGTGTGGTGCCGCTGAACGAACCACCCCTCAACAATCTAATACCCATTCCGGGTCGTAGCCCCATAGCATTCCCGCGTGGAAGTTTCATACTCAAAGCAGAACCAGCCCAAGAATCATCATTGCTTTGAACGCTAAACGCATACGGATACCACGGATCTGACTCGTTGGCAGCGTGTACCCCGCTGCCGATATTGACCGTGATACTAGGTTGACGTTCCAATAAATAATCTTCAGAAGTGAAATACAAAACGTTGTAAACCTCAAACAATTGGTATTCAAGTTCTGACGCTAAACGCCCCAAAACATCCCACGTTGATTCGTCTCGTTCCTCAGACTGGATTCTTGTGATCGAATCTACTTTCGTGCTTTGCTGAATAAACATCTGCAAACCAAACTCTTCTGCTTTCAATTTTGCGAATTCAGCAGCCGTAATTCCGTTCCAAGTTTGCGCCCCTTTGTCTCTGGCTAATCTTTGAACAGCACGAGAACCAGCCCTAATATCAACCGTGTCCGCTTGCCCCGGCGCACGAGACATCGTCACAGCAGCAATCTCATAGGATTGTCCTAAATACGAAAGTTCACGACGAATCTGAAAATAATTCGAATTAAACATACGAAAATGATGATCGTAAACTTTGAACATAATGGAAGTTGGCTGCCGAGAAGAAAGCGAAACCTTCAAATCTACAATTGCTTCCGTTATTTCGACTTCTCGCTCAGTGCCTACTTCAGCAATCTTCAGATCACCCAATTGGAGTACGGGAATAGAATCCATAATTACCCCATCACAAGTGTGATCTTAGTAAATTGGCATCAGCCGTGTTAAGCGTAGGACGATCCTCAAGATACTGCCCCATCTTCCACGTCCCAGTACTTTCTTCATCTTCAAAAGCATCCGCTCCGCGAGCCGCCATCGCACCATCTGGGGTGCGTTTTTCTTTTTCTTCCTCATCAGGAATTGTTGCTATTGGTTTCGGTTCTTCTAAAATTGCTTTAAGGTGAACAATTTCAAGATTCAACGGAACGACTTCCTTAAACGCTAAATCTATGCTCGCTTTAGAAATTGCGCCTTGAAGAGTTCGTTCTTGAGAAGAAATGTTGAAAGACGTTATACGCAATCTCGCTGGAAATGTGACATAGCCGTGTCTGAATTCAATATCCATATCGGCTTCTGCCATATCTTTCAACTTTTGCAATTGATCTTCGCAAGACGCCAAGCCATGAGTTTCACGATCCGCAATAACTGCATTCAATTTGATCGACCTGTTCATAGGAGCCTGCGCCCTCAAAAGAGGCTTTCTACCCGGACGCCGAATCTCCTGATATTTCAAAGCATGATCTGCATACTGAACTTCTTTAGGTCCAAACGGAAATTCAAAAGTAAGCAAACCAGACTCTTCAGTTTTTCTTAAAATAGTCTTAGGGAAATTCCCATAAGAAAACTGAACTTTAGCCAACTGTTCGTTACCGCCTACCGCTGCTGCCGTTCCAACAGTAGTAAAAGTATTGGCGGTCATGTCATCGTCTCTACGCAATTGCCTCAAAGTCACACGCTCAACTCTGGCCTGCGTGCGAGGAACTAATGTCCCATCAGAACTTTCCACAAAAACCTTTATTACTCCGCTCATAGTTCAGTCCTCATCAGGTTCCGGGCGGACGAGAGGTCGTAGTCGGTCGCGAACCCATACCACTGTTCGTTACGCCACGGCGTGCTTCACCAGCAGTGACAATCAGTTCTTGCTCACGAGTTTTCCTTGCGTTCTCAACATCTTCAGCGGTGGGCAGCCCCCCGCTGCCAAGCAGTTCAGCCAAGTACTCCAATTCGGCGGCAGCCAATGCTCCAGCATCCTTCAAAGCCACAATCTGTACAGCAGCATCACTGTAAACCTGAGCACTAATCATCGCAATAGCCGCATCCGGATCACTAGCGTTATAAGCCGTTTCTAACATCTTCTCCATATCTTTCATCCCCGCCATCTTGCCCATATCCCTGATGGAATTCCACAACGGAGAAGTCGCAAACTCTCTATCTGGAGCACCACCAATATGTTGAAGATCGCCCGAAAGAACAGCCATCGCTTCTGGCGGAATATCCCAACCACCAGCCGTAGCCGCGCCCGACATACCTGAACCGGCATCCCTCATAAAGCGACCCAAGTTCGTTCCACGATGACCACGGTTAATGCCTTCTTGTTCCAATTCGGTGGTCGCCGCCTGCAATAATTTGGCACCCGGCCCCGACCTGACATCACCACCGTCTTCAGCGAACTGGAAAAAACTTTCCAAAGCGGATTTGGAGTTTGCCCCAGCCTCAAAATTAGCAGCAATTTGAGCAGTTTGAGTCTCCCCTCTGGCGGTCGCCATGAGACCCTCCATGTAACTAGAAACCGTACCGGTGGTCTGGTAATCCGAACCCCAAGCGTTTGCCTCTCGTGTTTCGTTACTC